AGATGTTGACTTTTTTAATACACTAAAAGTTATAATCTCATGTATTGCATGGCCTATACACCTTGGATTAATAGCTGCAAATATAGCATTAGCACTTGAAAGTATAGCGAACTCAGTAGAAGAATACGGTGAAATACTAGAGATAGAAATTAAGAGGATAGGAGGTGATAAGACTTGAGTATAAGAGAAGACTCAAAATATAAAGATGACATCCTCATTGATGAGCATAACTTAGAAGGAGAATGGGAAGCTCAATCTGGTTTATATATGAAGTGGGCAGAAGAGCATGCAAATGCTATATTTGAAAGAGATAAGAAAAAGGTAAACCTTGACATCGTATATTCCAAAGAGGATGAAAGGGTGAGGAATGATGCAGAATCTGAAAATATAAGACTCACAGAAGCCATGATAAAAGCGAGAGTATTACAGTCACCGAAGTATAGTAGAGCAATGGATGAATACCTTGAAGCAACTAAAACCGCCAACATCATGCAAGCCGCGAAAGAATCAATGCACAGCAGAAGAAAAGCACTTGAAAATCTAACTCAACTATTTCTTGGTGGATACTACTCAGTTCCTAACATACCTGCGGAGGCAAAAAAGAAATCCAGCATTGAAACTGAGAAGACTTTGAGTAAAAAACTTAAAAGGAATAAGAGACTAACAAAGAGGGTAAGAAAATAAGTGGGAGCTATAAAAACTATTGTTATGTACGCGCTGTGGATAATACCATTACTAGCCGGTATTGTTATAGCATATACAATAATAAGGCTAGTATCATATGGACTTTTCAAATCATACTTCCAAGCAAAGGAGGAACACAATGTTAAGGAAAAAAACGAAGAAGAAACCAGCTACCCCAATTAAAAGAAAAGGAAGCAAAAAACCGGCGACGAAGGCGAGTAACATCAGACAAAAGATGAAGGCAAAGTTGAAGGAGCGTCTGAAGGAAGACCAGGAACAGCGGGAGACAGGAGGCAGAGGAATATTCAAATCAGGCACCGGCGCTACCTACTGGAACCCCGAAGGAGGAGACCACTTAATAGACCTCATTCCGTACATCGCTGGAGCAAATCATCCCACCATTCCAGAGGGCGAGCCTGCTTATGTACTAAAACTGGCGGTACATTATGGCATAGGAATATCAGAAGACAAATCGTTCATCTGCCTGAAAGAGACGTATGACAAACCCTGCCCTATATGTATGCACAGAACACAGTTAAAGAATGAAGGAGCAGAAGACGAAGTATGGAAGTCACTTTTCCCGAAGAAAAGAACTGTGTACAATGTTTACTGCTGGGATTCAAGTTCAGAAGAAGACAAAGGGGTTCAGGTATGGGAAGTATCAGACTGGTATTTCCAGAAGCACCTAGACCAACTTGCAAAAGGACCAAGACGTCCGGGCAGAGGTGAATACGAAAAGAGGATTGACTTCATAGACCCTGATGAAGGGAAGTCGATTGCTTTTACCATCAAACCTCCTCGCTCAAAAGAAGCTTACGCTGAGTATATCGGTCACCGCTTCGACGATAGAGATTATGTAATATCAGACGAAATGTTGGATTCAGCGCAAGTGCTGGATGAACTCATTATTATTCCAACGTTTGAAGAGGTATATGAGGAATACTGGGGAGAACCGTTTGAAGAAGGTGGAGAAGAGGCCGAACAGGAAACTGAAGAATATGAAGACGGCGACGGAGATGAGTACTACGACGAGGACGAAGCCGTCGACGAGGAGGTCTACGACGAGGACGAAGATGTCGAGGAAGTATACGATGAAGACGTCGAAGAAATCGAAGATGATGAAGACGTCGAAGAAATCGAAGATGATGATTCCGAATCAGTAGGCAAAGGAACTATCGCAGATGACGGCGTATGCCCAGGTGGTGGTGAAATGGGTGTTGATACCAACGAGCTTGAGTATTGTGAAGAGTGTGAAAACTGGGACGAGTGCCTAGAAAAGCAAACCGAGCTTGAGGCCGAAGGTGCTGAAGAGGAAAGAAAGCCTGCCAGAAAACCGAAACAGAAACCGAAACAGAAACCGAAGACAAAACCAAAACCGGCCGCTAAAAGGAAACCAGGAACAAGAAGAGTTTTAAGAAGAAAAAAGTAAATGAGTAAAAAATTAAAGAAGCTAAGAAGGCAGGTTGTGGACGGGGCTTCACAACCTGCCCAGCGAAAGAAAAAACCGGATATGTCAAAAGTCGTATCCACCGGGTCCACCCTTCTTGACTTAGCTATATCAGGAGGCGTTAGAAAAAGAGGAGGGGTGCCCGGTGGAATCGTGATGGAGATATATGGTCCCGAGTCAACTGGAAAAACTGCTATACTTTCAGAAATAGGAGGGTCTATTCAAGGCAGAGGAGGAGATATAAAATTCCTAGACCCTGAAGCACGGTTAGATAGGCGTTACGCTGAAATATATGGAGTAAAATTAAGCACTGATAAATACGCCAGACCTGACACAGTCGCCGACCTATTTGGAGAAATAGAAGGATGGACACCAAACTCCACAAATGAAGATAGTATAAACGGAATACTAGCAGACTCACTTGCCGCTCTAACAACAGACTTAGAAATGTCTGATGGAGGAGATGCATATGGCATGAGGAGAGCAAAAGAATTCTCAGAAGGACTAAGAAAGACATGTAGAATGATAGCAAACAACAACTGGTTGATTGCGTGCTCAAATCAAGAGAGAGAAGGACCATCAGGCACAACAACGCCTGGTGGTAAAGGTATTCCTTACTATGCTTCAATAAGGATAAGACTTGCCAGAATGTATCAAGGTGGAATTATACAAAAGACAAAGAAGGTTGGCAAGAAAGAGATAAAGAAGACGATAGGAATAATCAGCGTTGCCACAATAAAAAAGTCCAGTATAGATGACCCATTCAGAACCGCCCCTATATATATATTGTTCGGATACGGTATAGATGATATAAGAGCAAACCTGCAGTGGTATAAAGATGTCACAGGAGGAAATAAATACCACTGCGTTGATGCAAACTGGGCTACTATGGACAAGGCAATCCAATATATAGAAGATAATAACCTCGAAAACAAATTGAAACTCCAAGTTATAAAGAAGTGGCATGAAATAGAAAACGAGTTTAAATCTGTAATCACAAGTAGAAAGAAGAAAAGGAGGTAGACATGAGTCCAATCAATAGAGGAGAAGGAGGATTAGGACAAAGACAAACAAAACACCTGGCAATAGTGGATGGTATAAAAAGGATAGAAAGAAGCATTGACAGAATAGATCTTCTAAGGACAAAAATAAACGGAGAAGATAACCCAAATAAAGCCGACCCGTCATTAACACCTATAACAAAGGCACCGATTTTGTTGCCAATGTGCTTGAATGAATTCCTGAATGAAACACCAGACAAGTTAGCGAAGATGAGCGAAGAGTTAAATAGTCTTATAACGGATATAGAAGGCATGCTGTTTTAAAATGATAGTAATTGACGCAAATAACTTATGCTATATAGCATACCATTCTACTGGTGAATTATCATGGGAAGATATGAAGACCGGAGTAATATTCGGATTCCTCAGAAATATTCTATCTATAGCTATTGCATTAAAAAGTAACAAGCTTGTCTTTTGTTGGGACTCAAAGAGGAGTCTCAGAAGGAAGGTTTTATACTCTGGTTACAAGTCTGATAGGATAGCAAAGTACGAGGATATGACTAGCGCCGAAAGAGAAGACAGAAAAATGATGAACGACCAAATGACACTTCTCCATAAAACCATACTACCAGAGTTAGGATTCAAAAACAATTTTATGGCCACAGGGTTTGAAGCAGACGACCTAATAGCAAAGATAGTAGAGTTTCAACACCTCGCCAACCGCATATCAAGACATGAATTACCGCCAACCATAATCGTAAGTACAGATAAAGACCTCTATCAATTGCTTCAAAGAGATAATACGTCCATATATAACCCAATAACGAAGAACATAATTACTAGGGAAAGCTTTGAGGACGAATATAATATAGACCCTAAAGAGTGGGTTAACCTAAGAGCATTAACAGGTGATAAATCCGACAGTATAGAAGGCATAGAAAGTGTAGGACCAAAGATGGCGTGGAGATATTTGACTAACAACGAATGCCCTGTTAAAATAATAAACAGAATAGCTGACAATGAAAAAATAGTGGACAGAAACAGGAAGTTAATAGGACTTCCTTTTACATATAAAGGATTGCCTAAACGACCGAGTATAGCCAAAGACGATTTTGATAGGAGTTCGTTTATCGACGTTTTTGACCGTTATAGGTTTATATCCTTCCTAAAAGAAGAGAATTTTGTTAAATGGGAGAAGGTATTTAAAATCTAAGGAGGTAATAACAATGAGTGAAAAATGGGATGATGCAAAAGACTTGTTTGGCAGGACATTGAAGACGGCTCATATTACAGGGACATGCATTAGTTGTAAGGGACCTGCGAGGAAAAAAGACTTCAGAGATACCAACCGATGTACAGCAGAAGAATCATGGAAGGAGTATAAAAAAGATGGACTCTGCCAGAAATGCAGCGACGAATGTTACACCCCAGTTTAAAAAAGTGCCATTTTCAAAGTGTAAATGCCACTCACCAAATATATCGTTTAAGAAGTATAAATTTCTTCAGCAAAAAAACAACAAAAGCATTTATCATTCTAATGCATATAAGGCTGCGTGCATGAGATGTGGTAAGCTAGTAGGGTGGTATAAAAGGAGAATATAATGTCAAAAGGAGGAAGGTTCGAGGGAGATATATGTAAACAGCTATCTATGTGGTGGACAGATAATTACAGAGATGACATATTCTGGAAGACATCTGGAAGTGGAGGAAGAGCATCATCAAGGAAGAAAAGCGGGTTTACTACTCAGAATTCATCCGGTGACGTTGGATACCTTGCCATAAATGGAATGCCTTTGATAGACCTCATGTGTATTGAAATAAAGAGAGGGTACACTTCTGCTGGTAGGATAACCAAAGGGTTGAAAGACAAGTTGAATAGCATTCTTTATGTACCCTATCTAGATTCAATATCTCAAGACCAGGCTTTAAAAGAAATAACTA